ATGGTGGTCTCGAACGCGCTGGAGACCGACATCGAGGCCAACCGGCACACCCTGCAGAAGCACCTGGACGAGGTGATCGAGTACCGGCTGGCCGACCTGAAGCGGGCCACCATCCGGGTGGTGGGCAAGTCAGGAGCCTCGTCCGAGGGCGACTCGCAGGAGCAGATCGACTTCGCCACCGCGGTCGCCCGAGTGGAGGCGATCTGCAAGTCCGGCCCGGTCAGCAAGGTCCTGACCCCGCAGGACTACGGCTGGGTGTTCCGGGAGGACCAGATCCGCCGGGACCCGGGCAGTGGGCAGTTCCAGACCAAGGTCAAGCACACCCAGAAGCAGCCGATCCAGGACAAGGTGGCCAGCTCGATGGGGATCGTGCCGCACCCGGTGGGGCAGGGTCCGGACAAGAAGAACCGGTTCACCACGGCGCAGAAGGCTCAGTACCAGGACGAGTACCGACAGCTGGCCAACTTCCTGGGCTCGGTGGCTCAGTCCACCCCGAACTCCGGGGACACCAAGATCGACCTGCACTTCGAGGACAAGAACGGCAACCAGTGGATCGAGCCGGCCCGCAGCACCCGGCCCGAGGCGATGATGCTGGACCCCCGGGACCGGACCCTGCGCGGGATCACCGCCGCTCCGAGCAGCCTGAACGTGGGCGGGATGGCCTTCGGGCTGGCTGGTGCGCTGGGTGGTGGGATGTCCCCGCAGCGGGTCGCCCAGGTCAACGCCGGCGCGGCGGAGATGCCGACGTTCGCGCAGTCCTGGACCCAGCGGTACAGCGACACCGACACCAACGCCCGGCTCTACGGTCGGATGTCGGCCGGCGGGAAGTTCCTCGCCCAGGTCGCCCCGGCCGGCTCGAAGGCGAATCTGGCCGGGCACTTCGGCAACTTCGTGGGCGAGTACGGGCCGCAGGCCGAGGCAGTGATCGGGCCGACCGCGCGCAAGACCGCCTACCGGTACCGGGGCACCGAGAAGACCCCGGACCCGACGATGGTGCGCGACTACGAGGTCGCGGTGCGCAACGCGATGTCCCAGCGCGGCTTCGATGAGGACGCGACCAAGGCCACCAAGGTCGCCCAGAACCGGGCGGTCCGGGCCAAGATCAACCAGGTCGCGGAGGAGACCAACACCCCGGTCGATGCGGTCAAGCTCACCAACGAGCAGCGGGTCGAGGCGCTGAACTCGGCGAAGAGGACCGTCGCGGCAGCCGGTGCCAGCACCAGTCCGACCTGGGAGGAGCAGAGCGTCGCGTCCTCGGCGATCATGAACTACCTGCGCGCGATCCCCGAGAAGGGCGGCACGGCTCCGAGGAAGGGCCTGTACAACCTGCAGCTGGCGGCCGGGAACACCCCGCCGTCCGAGGGCGTGATCCTGGACCGGGACGGCCGGATCGTCACCCAGGCGGTCGGCTACGGCGACGACCACTACCTGCCGTTCAACCTGAAGAACCTCAAGGGTCTGAAGGGCGGCTCCTACATCCGGAACCGCTCGGTGGGCGGGCTGACCAGCGAGGACATCTACACCGGGCTGGTCACCGGGGCCCGGCGGGTCACCGTGGTCTCGAGGTCGGGCACCTTCACGATGGAGTTCGAGCCGGACTTCCGGGGTGGGCGTCGGCACAACGACAAGGCGAAGCGGATGACCCAGCGCTACGAGCAGCTGCTGGACGCCGTGCAGTCCGAGCAGGTGGAGCGTCAGGGCATCGATCCGGAGATGCGCGAGGTGATCACCCAGAAGGTCAAGGCGCGGGCTGCGCAGTTCCCCAATGCCTTCACCGGGAGGGAGATCCGGGAGGAGATCAAGAGGAAGGAAGAGGAGTACAAGGCCAGCCCGGACCTCGATGACACGTTCGATGAGTACATCCACATGATCGTGAACAACCGGACCGTCGGTCTGAACGAACCGGACCGCAAGGCGATCGAGGCCACGGTGCGGAACCAGCAGGCCAAGGAGAAGGAGTACAAGTTCCGGCTGAACGGGGCCGGCTATGCCGACGCCCTGGAGGGTCTGCGCGAGCAGTTCCCCTACTACATCAAGGTCAACTCGGTGCCGACCAAGGACCCGGAGCGGCATGAGACCGAGCGGGACCAGGGCTACGTGGAGCCTGGCCGGTTGCGGCCCACCGAGGCCACCGTCGGCCTGTTCGGGTCCCAGCGGGTGAACAGGTACTCCGGGAAGGGCAGCAAGATCTCCGCGGCCGAGGCGAACTACGCCAAGCCGTTCATCGCCGAGCGGCGGGCCGCGACTGCAGCTCCGGAGACCACCGAGACGACCGAGACGCCGGCGGCCACTCCGGCTGCCCCAGCCGACACTCCGGCTGCCGCAGGGGCCACCCCGGCGGCCACTTCGGCTCCGACCACGGTCGGCGAGGCCCTGGAGCAGGCCACCTACGAGGACAAGGCGACCGAGCTGCAGCAGCAGATCCAGCTCCACCTCAACCTGAAGAACGACCCGGATGCGGTGAAGTGGCACGGTCTGGGCCCGGCAGAGTTCCGAGGGTTCCTGCAGAACAAGGACAACCTGGCCGACTTCGATCTCTACGTGACCCAGCGCGCGGCCGAGATGCTCGCCTTGAGGCCCCAGCTCCGCGAGCCGCTGAACGGCTACACCCAGGCCTCCGGCCGGCTGGGCCAGAAGCCGTACGAGCGGATCCTGGGCGAGCAGTGGCTCCCGAAGCCGTACGCCTTCCCGGATGGCGGCAAGGCCTACCAGGCCGGGGCGGATGACGCGACCCGGCACACCGAGATGGAGCGGATCGGGGCGGGCCGACCGGGCATCGTCAACGTGAAGCCGCTCGCCCAGATGACCGACAGGGAGCTCGAGCAGGAGGTGATCGCGGTCGGTCAGGTCCGGCGGGCACTCTCCGGTCTGACCAACCCCACCATGGAGCAGAAGACCGAGGCCATGAAGGCTGCCCTGAAGGGCGTGAACACGACCTCGCCGAGCATGGGCGTGCTCGCCACCGCCGACACGATGGACGCCTACCTGGAGACGGTGCACCGGACCCGGGCGGTCAACATCGGGGTGCCGGACGCCGAGCGGGGCTGGCAGGTGGAGCACACCGAGAACCCGCTCCCACCGGAGCAGGCCGCTGCCGAGCAGGAGGATGTCGGGGACCGGCGCGAGCGGCTGGTCTACCTGGCCGAGAAGACGGCGGCGCTGCACCCGGCGGACTCCGAGGAGTACAAGAAGCTGACCCAGCTCAAACTGGACCTGGAGATGCAGGCGGACCGGATCCGGACTCCCAAGGCGCTGGAGGGGGTGCAGGCCACCAACAAGGACGCCCTCGACATGATCATGCAGGCGCTGCACGAGGGCAAGGTCAACCAGTACGAGCCGGCCCCTCGGAAGCCGCCCTCGCTGCCGCCGGGTAGCTCCTCGTCATGACCACGGTGCCGGTCCACCCGACCCCGGCGGTCGAGCTCCGGTTCCATCCCACCGACCTGGATGCGGAGACGCTGCGGACCGCGCTCAAGCCGCTGGGCTCGCCGTCCGAGGCGATCGAGGCCGCGCTGATGACCGCCCGGCTGATGGTGATCACCCAGGCCAAGGCCGAGGTGGCCGCGATGACTGGGGAGATGAGTGCGGCCAAGCTGATCGGGTTCGCGGACCTGGCCTGGCAGATCTACGCGCCCAAGTTCGTCCGGTCCCTGGGGCCGGTGTTCGCCGAGCAGTACCTGCACGCGATGAAGGCGGCCGGGGCCGGGGACATCCCGATGGCCACCGTGTACGCGCTGGCCGAGCAGCACGCCAGCCGGGTCGGCACCTACTACCACGAGTCCTCCCGGGACGCGCTGGCCCAGGGGTTCAACACCTTCGTGAACCGGCGGATCACCGAGCGGGTGGCTGCCGACCGGGTGCTGGACGGCTACGGGCTGACCGGCCGGGGGATGTCCGGGTACACCTCCAGGAGCCTGGACAAGGCCGCCACGGTCACCCCGCTGCGGCTCAAGGAGCGGGTGCTGGACTACATCGGCACCTCGGTGCGCCGGCGCTCGAAGGTGTTCGCCACCCAGGAGCAGCACAACATCAGCCAGCAGGCCCAGCAGATCGCCTGGATGTGGCTGCAGGACCACGGCAAGATCTCGCCGAACAGCCAGAAGATCTGGATCACCGCCCGGGACGAGAGGGTCTGCCCGCAGTGCGGCCCGATGCATGGGGTCAAGGTGCTGCTCGGCGAGCGGTTCAAGCTGCCCAACGGCACCGAGGTCTGGGTGCCCGGGATGCATCCGAACTGCCGGTGTCAGGTCCGGCTGCTCAGCCACCCGTGGATGGCCGAGGTGGGCAAGGCGCACTCCTCGTTCGGGGTGATCGCCAAGGCGGACGAGTGGAACCCCACCCTGCACCCGCGCGGCGGCGACCCGGTGAACCCGGGCCGGTTCAGCGCCAGGGCCCGCACTGCGCGCCAGCCGGAGGTGGCCGAGAAGGAGCCGGTGGACACCACGAAGATCCAGGAGATGCTGGACGCGGCCGAGCACCAGCGGGCCCTGGAGGCGGTGCTGGATCCGCCGATCGAGCCGAAGGCCACCCTGGAGCCCAGAGAGACGAGGGCCACTCTGGAACCCAGAGAGCCGAGGGCCACTCTGGCCTCATCGGTGAAGGCCACCCTGGCCAGCCGGGTCACTCCGGAGAGGCCCACCCTGGCCGCCCCGGAGAAGCCAGAGCTGGGCCAGCGGAGCCAGGCCGTCCTGCCTACCCGGGAGAAGGCGCAACTGCGGGTTCCGGAGCAGGCCTGGCTGGGGCAGGCCGAGCAGGCGTTCCTGCGCTATGACCAGCGGACCAAGCGCGTCCCACGGGTCCCGGAGCCGAACAAGCGTCGCAGGCGGAAGACCGTCCCGATCCTGGATGCCCAGGGCAAGCCGATCCCGGTCTACTACGTCGCCAGCAGGTTCGAGATGGACGAGAGCGGCTACATCGAGCCGCACGACGAGATGGAGTTCACCGCCGATCGGCAGACGGCGGTCATCATGGCCCAGCAGGTGTTCGATCAGGAGATCAACGACACCGCCGAGTCGATCAACGACAACGCGGAGAACAAGATCACCCAGGTCTTCGGGGACGGCCGGAAGTTCGAGGCGACCATCGATGAGGACGAGACCTACAGCGTGGTGGGCTGGGCGGCCTACCAGGACCAGATCACGGACCCGGACTGGACCGGCGACCGGAGCATCAAGGTGCTCTGGCGGGAGGTGGACGCCGACGACATGCCGGTCGAGGACGGCGAGGAGTACGCGGACTCGGTGCGGATCTCCGATGTCGCCGAGGAGTGGCACCTGGATGCGGATCGCTTCGCGGTCAAGGTGCTGGTGCTCACCGAGGGCCACAAGTCCGAGCGCGGCAACACCTGGCAAGCCAACTTCAAGGACAGGCACGGCTACGACTCCTGGATCACCACCGGGCGATACAAGATGAACGACGTGCTTCAAGATCGAGAGGACCGCCCGGATCCGGTGCAGTTCGCGGAGCTGGAGCCCGATGACCCGGTGATCGTGGATGAGGACGAGCCGGGCGTCGGCTGGTCACCTGAGCATGGGCCTACCGAATGGCTGTAGACCGGACAAGGATCATGAAGATATGAGCGCGGGCCGCGAGAACGACCAGACCTTCCGCGAGGTAGCCGAACTGCTGTTCGGCGATGGTGCCGACTTGATCACCAAGATGAACCCCACCCAGTCCGACCTGGCCACCCACGATCGGAAGAAGCGCGCAGTGACGGCCGGGCTGAGCGCGATCGGGGCCACCGCCGGCGCGGCCGGCCTGGGCTACGCCGCGCATAAGACCGGCGGAGCCTACCGCGCCGCGCGGGCCGGGGTGCAGGGCGTGAAGGCGGCCAAGGGCGTCCGAGGGGTGAAGGCCGTCGAGCCGATGGGCCGACGGGCAGCGGCCGGGCACGCGATCAAGCAGGAGAAGCTCGGAGCGGCGCTGGTGCCGCTGGAGATGGCTGGGCTGGGCGGCGAGGTGATGGCCACCCGGATCCTGCACGGGGACACCAAGCGTGGGGTCAAGAAGGACATCGGTGAGATGTCCGAGATGGCGACCTCCAACCCGAAGCGGGCGATGACCCGGGCCGCGATCACCAACGCGCCGCGGGCGGCCGGCAAGGGCCTGGAGTACTCCAAGGTGGCGAACGGCAAGCTGAAGAAGCTCCCGGACCAGGTGGCCACCACCAAGAAGAAGGCGGAGAGGTTCGGCAAGCGCGCCGAGGAGGTGGACGTGATCTGGTCCGGCACCTTCGCCAAGGCGAACCTGGACAAGCAGCAGCTGTTCGGCTGGGCCAGCGTGGTCGAGGTG